GCATCAATTTCGTGTCCTTCGGACTGAGCCTTAGAAACGATAGAATCAAAGTCGTTGATGTTCTGCTGAACTGTTTTTCCAGCGTCAAACGCAACTGTTCCAGCCTTGATTGAAGAAGGATTGTAAACAACCGCTTGCTTAGGAGCAAGCATACCAGCCTCAGCCATTGTACGCTGTAATTTCTCCTTACGCATCATCTCAAACGCTTGCAACTGCTGGCCTATGTTAGCAAAAGCGGCCTTAACCCCAGTAACAGCACCCATCTTCTGGGTAAGAGACATCGAAGGAACCTTTGACAGTTGCTCGATGTACGGCTGAAGCGATTGAGCAAATGGAGCGTGTTCGGGAGATTCTCCGAACTGAGCCGCAAACTGTTGAATCTGTGAGCCTAACTGCTTGGCCTCCTCCTGAAGCACTTGGTCTTTGGCGACATTTTCGTTGTAGGCTTGAAGTCCTTCTCCAAGCGACTGACCAAATGAAGACAATCCTTGCTGTGCAAATCTACCGATATTAGCACCAGCCTCAGAGATGCCAGTAGGCATCACTACTCCGTTTGTATATTGAGCAAAATTAGAAGCCATAAATTAATAGGGAGAGTTAATGTTACTGCTAATAAGCGAAGGACGATAATCAAAGGCCGATGGACTGCTAAGACCTCCAGCACCAAGAGTAGAACTTCCAATGCTATAAGGTGAAGCACCTGTAATTGAAGAACCCCAAGATGGAAGAGGCTGGTTCACGGAAGACATATCAAACGAAGGCGTATATGTATTTCCAACCATGTTAGGATTCTTTAGTATAGCACCACCAAGCGAGCCAGCCATTCCCATGAGGCCAGAAGCCCAGCCAGCCTGTGCCTGTGCGTTGGCGGCGGCAATTTGTGTCTGAACGCCTTGGTTAGCCGACTGAAGGGCGGCATTATACTGCGATTCAGGTTGGAATATCTTGGTTCCAAGACCTTGAGACATCTGACCCGCTGTACCAAGAAGTGCCGTCGGAGAGACTGCGTTAAGTTGAGTCATCAGCGGATTGCCGTAAAGACCCATGGCAGAAGCCGTTTGATTGACACCATTTGCATACATAGAGCCAGCAAACTGTCTAGCCCTGTCCTCACGGGCATTCTGCATCTGATAGGAATTGAGAACCTCTTGAGCAACAGCCTGATTACCAGAAAGACCTCTAGCCGCCATAGCCTGTCTAGCAGACTGCTGGGCTAACTGTTGCATCTGGGGTGTGAGATTACGACCAGCATTGAGGTCATTTTGAGCCGACTGCATCATGCTTTCATAAAGACCCTTTGTTCCAGAGTCTAATGACTGCTGGTAGGCTCCCATAGCCGCTTGACCAACCTGACCATAGATTGGGGCTTGCATCCCAAGATAATCGCTCTGAAGACCAGCGGAGAGGCTTCCTGCGTCACGATAGAGACTGCCAAGAGTACCCATCTGACCAGATAGGGTAGAACGCTGAAGTTCTTGATACTGAGGTGTATACTGTCTTTCAAGGTCAAGCAACTGGCCTTGAATGCCAGACTGTGCCTTAAGAGCATCCTGCATTTCGCCTAGATAAGAGCGAGGAGGGGGTGCTTTTTGAGCCTTAGGCTTACTTGCCGCACCAAGTGCAAGACCTCCAGCAACTGCTTGTACGACTCCCATATTAGTTTAATCCTTTCAATAAGTTCATATATTTATTATTTAGTAATTTTACCTTGCCGAACTGGATGCCCCATTTGTATTGGTTTTCCCAGTTAGGAAAGCGTGTAGTAAATTGATTTATAAGTTGTTTTCTGGATTCAGAATCCTGTGCAATCCAGTCCATGACGCAAAGTTCGTGCTTATGCTCGACTTCCTTCGGAATCTCTTCGTCACTAGGAAGCAGATTTGCGATATATCCATCATATGGCTTAGGCAAGGCATAAGCAACAGCCACCCCAGAAATGCCCTTTTCAGACGATACAAGCATCAGATGGTTGCCGCAAAACGCCCAGCGTAGGTACTGAGCCAGCCCCTCGTCATCTAATTGAAATGACTGCCTACGACCTTTAAATCGGTTTTCTTTTATAAAACTGATTAGGTCATCAAAGAGCATTAGGCTGTCTTGTACTTGTAGATTCTGAACTTAGATGAAGGGATTGTAATCCCCGTGAATATTCCAGCAGTACCGAACGCAGTACAACCGAGTTCAAATGAATAACCAGCAGTAGACGCTATTGCATCCATTGTGAATGTGCTTGTGAATGTCGTAGAAGCAGGAACAACATATCTAAACACGGCTTGTTCGTGGTGAATATATGCAGAGCCAGCACCTTCTATGTCAAACAATCCAGCAAGGTCGGTTGATGAAGATGTTTGCTTCAGTCTTATGGCACAAAACGGAAGAACATTTCTTTGCCAGTTGAAGCAAGATTCAATGACCCAGATTTCTCCAGCGGCCTTTGTGTACGAAGCGGAAGTCCAAGCAGTAGTCCAAGAGGCAGGAAGAGAGGCGGTTGTATATGTAGTGATTGTTTCTTCTGCAACCTCAGTAAGCACATAGCCGACTGTGCCGTTCACCTGAAGCGTCCCTGTGAAGTTAGCGACTCCATTAGATGTTAAGCCGTTGTCTACAACAACATTGCCAGTAAGCGTGGAAGCACCTGTCACAGTAAGCGTTCCACCGATGGTGGTATTGGCAACAGAGTTGATGCTTTCAGCCTCAACCGCACCAGCAATATCAACCTTCTGACCAACGGCAGGTGTGACAACGATATCAACGCCAGTACCGCCAGTAATAGATGATGTGCTAATAGGCAGATTGCTGTTCAGGATATCACCGATAGTTGCCTCCTTGAGCGTACCAGCATCGTTGACGATAGTGCTGTCGGTAGCCTCAAGCGTATTAGCCGTGATGCTAGGCTGGTCTGTGATAGCACCGACAAGAAGAGTCGAAGAATCGACAAGTTGGTTAAGACGAGCACCAGTTACCTGTTCCCCGTCCGTGAAAGTATCGCCTTTAGAAATTTGAGCCATTGTTATTGTTTAGATTGATTGGTCTGCTTCTGAAGCGTAGCATAGATATATGCAGAACGAATAGAAGGTCTGAGGTTGTTGGTTGTAAATTGAAGTTGAATTCCTGTTCCTATCTTGCGGATGCCGTTGCGTCTGGCAGAATCTTCTGTTGTTACAGAGCCAAATGTATCTATCACAACTGTCACATCAGGATTGAACACCTCAGCGGTGGTCTGAATCTGAGAGCCAGCATCGGCAATGAGTTCTACCTCAGCGGTACTGAAACGCTTATCTCCTATGCTGTTGAATGAATAGCGTCTTGTCTTAAGGATAGAATTTATTGCATTCGGAGTAAACGAAGACGCAGAAAGCGTAGCAGGAAGATAAAATGGAAGAATTGGAGTTCCAGTAGAAACACCATATTCATCCCAGTTCAGTTGCTCCATCAGAAAGATTCCTTGGTCTGTATCTATTCCATACATCCGTCTCTGATTGTCCTTCTTGGCAATGACGAAGTCAAATACATCGAAGCCAGAGGGGTAAGTATCAACGGACTCCCATTGCTTCAGTATAAAATTATATACCAGAATAGCATTGTTATCGACAGAGGAATCAAGCGGAACGGCAAGATAGTACCTGTTATTCCAATAGGTAGCAACTGCACGATGAGCGTAGTCACGATTGATTCGCTGGATAACATCATCAATAGGGGCAGAGATAGGGTCTGCCATTGTCAGCAACTTCATCGACTCTGCGGATGCTGGTTGAGGTTGTAGGAAGTAGATTCCGTTATCTGAAAGGAAGAACACGCCGCCTCCAGCCTGAACAACCGATTTACGGGCAGAGCAACCGATATCAGTAGCAAGAGTCTTGATGTATGATGTGGCAGATAATCCATCTCCAGAAACATACCTGTCGTTACCTGTATTGATGTAGAAGATGCTATTACGCATGAACACCAAGAACTCATTCAGAGTCCACGGGGCAACACCAACGACTTGGTCATTGCTTCCGTTATTAATTGTGAACGCATCAATTGCGTCCCATTCGCTGAAATCAAGGAAATTGCTTACAGATACAGTATCGTAATTTCTGAGCGTATTTGTCTCTGCATGATGCTTTCCTAACGCAATCATACGATTGGCGTAATAGAGCATTCCCGTGCAGTTCGGAAACTTATGTCCAGAAGACGGAGATACTGGCAGGGCTGTGATGGTTACATTTAAATCCCACATCAGGGGACGCTTTGACCATCCACGGCTGATATAAACCTTGTCAACGGCAGTAACGACATCACATCCGTCCTGCGTGGTAATAGTCTCTCCTGCTGGGAAATTAACCTTTGCTGACAATGTCTCTGATTGAGGATTATAAGAATAGAGTCCGTTTGTAACGACTGCTATGATGATTTCCTGCCCAGACGCATTGATATATGTCCCTACTCCGTAGATAGTCTGACCAATCAGAGCACCGATTGTCTTGCGTTGAAGCCCCTTACGGACAGTAGCAACGCCTCTGTCCATCCTGAAGTTCTGAGACTGACTGACGATACCACTAGGCAAGGCACTAGGATTGTCACGGCTGTTAAGCCCGACAAACGCTATGTCCCCATCCTTTTGGTATTCATTAGGCATTACTGAGAAACAATAGAATAGTATACAGACTTAATCTTTTCAGACCAGCGTGTACCGACATAAACGCCACCAAGGAAGGTGACAGTAGCGACAATAAGCGTAATCATTGAGGTAAGGAAATCTTAAGACGGATGAGTTCGGCCTTGAGTTCTTTTTCTGTTGGCTTGGTTACAAGAGTAAGTGCTGTATTAGCAATAGATTCTTTTGTGAATTCACGATATCCAAGAGCCTTCTTTTCAACCATATTACAGAACGCAGTCCAGCCGACAGGAATTGTGATTTTAGTAAGCGTAGTAGCCATAAATATTAGATTTGGACAGTATAATATCCTCCAGCACCATCGGTATATGCTTCAAATGTCGCTCCATAGGCAGAGTCATAGAAACTCGTAAGGTAGGTTCCATACGGATACGATGAATAGTCGTAAGTATAGTCGTTATATGTACCACAAGTTCCATTGCCTCTTTCAAGGTATGTATAAGTTCCTACTTGGTATGTGCCTACAACAGCACCATAATTATCAAGAACATCAACATAGGCATTTCCAGAGCCAGAATTGCCCGTTAGGTAATCTGTGCGAAGACATTCACTCCAAGTGCCAGCACTAGGGTCATTTACGCCAAGGCCACCCTTGTAGAGAATTCTAAACGAAGCATCGTTAGTTCCTTCGATGACTTGATTTGTGGTAGCAATCTCAACCGCATATACGAGGCCAGATGTAAAATCTAAGAAGTAACCGCCAGCACCATCAGCCTTTGTATAATAAGGATAACTACCCCAATTAAAATTGCCAGTTCCACTCATAGGGTCTGTATAAGCCCAATTAAGCGTCAGATACTCAGTCCCTGTAGAAAGGATTGTTCCGTAAGGAGGAAATCCTCCACCAGAAGGAGCAAGCGACACAATGCTCCCGAATCCGCTATGGCTTACGCCAGAGGACACGGATGTCCTAATCCAATGGAAGTCAACTCCCATTAGGCCGTGGCGTAGGCGATATGGACAGGGGTGGCGGCTGTGTCAGAGATACAGCGGATGATGCCGTTGTAGTTGTCCAGAGAGATAGACTCCTTCGGCTGAACGAGGAGACCATCTGAGCCTGTGTCGGCAAGGATGACCTCAATGACAGCGGAGGCGTGTTGGTTCTGTACAATGACGCTGACTCGTCTTTCAGGTGTCGTAGCACCAGCAAGGATTGTCGAAATAGATGTTCCGACAGACGCTTGGCTGTGCGTGAAGCCACGCAGGAGAGGAGATGAGAACTTGAAGTGTGACATTGTGTTGTTAGTAAGTGTTTGTCATGTTTATCTTCCCGAACTGTCCCTGTTGA